GCTGCTGAAAAGGTTAACGCCATTACGCGTTGGCTTCACGTCTAAGTTCATCTTTAATAAAAGGCAATACCTTAGTGCGCACATGATCTTCATCGCCTATAATATCTCCAGCAATGTTTATAGTTAATCCACCACTCGCTCGTCCAGTTTTATTCATCTGTGCTAGATTTTGTACGCCTATATTTTGCACTGCGGATCGTTGCATAACAAACTCCCCAGCTTGAGCCATGATAGGTACATTGTCCTGACCTTGTACTACTCCACCAGTTGCAAAGCGTTGCACACCGTTATTTTTAATTAGACCACCACTATGTGCAACAAATTGACTTGCCATTCCTACCACAGCACCTACTGCTTGACCACCAGGTAACAGAGCTAACAGTGAGCCAAGTGTTTGTATAACAATACGAGCTTGTGCCGCGGTATCTCCTTGCGCAGAATTAAAAGATCGTACACTACCAGATAAAATATTAAAACCGCGTGTTAAATCTGCGTTTATATCTACTAGTTGTTTATCAGTATCAATTGCATTTAGTTTTTCTTGTGTATTTCTAAACAATGCTTCTGCTAACTTGTTCTCTTCTTCACTAACATCACCTACGGTTTTTGCTACAAACTCTCCCATTACAGCCGCTTCTCTATCAATAATAATTTTACCTTTCATAGCTTCAGATATATTTTGCTCCGCTTGTAAGATAATTTGTGCTTTTTGAATACGTTTATCACTGACATCATTATTAGCCATCACTTGTAAAATAGTATCTGCCATTAATGCGTCAATTTCTTTTTGTATATCTAAGTTTTGTGATAAAACTATATTACTTTGACCAACAGATTGTATATAGCGATTTGTAGATGTAGTAAGTTTATTTTGTGACTTAGCTGCTGTAGTAGTCGTAGTAGCTAAACTATTAAATGTACCCCTTAATTGTAATGCTTGTTGACCTAAAAATACTGCGGCAATCAATGCGAATCCTTTTAGTCCACCAGTTAACACTGACATAGCAGATGCAGTTAATAGTGCGCGATTTTTAACTACTATTAAAGCCGTACCTACTGCTGTAACCGCAGTACCAAACTCAGCTAACTTTTTTAGATCTAATGTTCTAAAAAAATCTTCTACTGCGTTAGCGGCTTCAGTAAGAGGTCCAATCATTTTATTTCCAACTAGCGCTGCAAAGCGAGTGATCGCATCATTCATATTAGACACTGCACCAGTAAAGGTTTTAGATAGACGTTTACTACTACCTTGTATCCCAGCCACTGGATCTACCATCGCAGTTAATAAGGCTTGTCTAAATTGTGGTAATGTAATCTTAGTTAAATCAGTAATACCTTGCGAATCTTTAATAAGTTGAAGAATACCACGTTCTCTTAGTATGTCTGCCGCACCAGCACCACCAGCAAACGCACGACCTAACGCACTAGCCGCTTCAGTGGCTGTTGTACCCATAAACGCAGCTAAATCTGTTACTGAGGAAAGTGTGGCTTTTGCGTCTACACCAAACGCTTCTAACTGCGCACCAGCGTTTACAACATCTTGTAATTGAAATGGCGTAGTGGCTGCAACTTCATTAAAAACCTCAAACGCTTTCTTTGCTTCTTCTACACTTCCAGTTAAACCAACTAACCTTGTTTGTACATCCTGGAATCCACTAGCTGCGCTAATAAACTTAGACATTGCACCGACTGCACCACCAATCGCAAACGTATAAACCAGTATTTTATTTCTTAATGCACCAAGAGATCCAATAAGATCTTTATTTTGTTTTCTAGCACCTTCAGTAGTTTTACCATATCTGCGTGTGCTTTTTTCTAGGTTATCTAGTTGTTTCTTGGCTTTAGGAAATCCAGCGGTTCTTACCTCAATAATAAATTTTTTATCAGCCATTCTTTTTCTGCTCTTCGGTTATAATTGCATTATACTCTTCATCAATACTAGAAAAGATGACTAGACGTTCATACTCAGCGTCATCTAAGTTACTGGCTAATGGTAGATTAAAACGCTTTGTTACCATATACTCTTCAATATACATACCAGTTTCAGGTGTCATAAAGTATGAGACATCTGCACAATGCACTAAATTATAATACAAAGATGCACCAGGTGTAAATTTATGATCTGGATCTTCTGCTAAAATACGATCCACTTCTTTCCATAATTCATCTTCAGTGTAGGTAATCTCTTTCTTTAACGTGGGAGACTTTGCTTTATATGGAAAGACTAAATTGCGACTAGGTTGTTTTTTAAAAGACATCCACATCGCCACACGGTGCATAATTACTTTTTTACATTTGGCTCTTTATATCGATTATATATAGCCATTAAGACTTCATCAATTGCATTATCATCTAGTTTACCAAGTTCTTTTTCTGCGTCATCAAACGCAAAGTCTTGTATCCATTCTAATACATTGTAGAACTTTAAAGTATTGACATTCCCACTAGTGTCTAATGCTTGTACTTCTATTTTATGAAGTGCGCGTCTACCTTTAAATGTTATCGGATTAACATTAAAATTCCCATGATCGGTTTTGATTGTCATTATTGTGTCTCATTATGATGAGTCCTACGCGATGGTAATTGAAATTATTGTTGCAGTTTCACTAGCAGCAAACGCTCTAAATGGAATATTTTGTAACATATAGTCTCCATTTTCAGGTTGTGAATTATCAATCATAACGTCTGGCAAAGAGATAGTCAATCCACTAGATTCGGCTAGTGCTATAGCAATTCCAGTACTATCGCCTTTAGTATGAGCTATTAAATCTTCTACTGAGTCATCACGTTTAGCTAATAAATTACCAGTGACTTCATACGGTCCAGTTTGTACATAACCGTATGGATTGTAATTAGTAGTATCAATATAGCCTACTCTAACTAATGGTCTAGCAATCGTAATCTCCCATGAGTTTAATACTAATATTTCTCCATCTAGTGTGTGTGTAGCCAATGAAAAAATATTTTTTGGTGCGCCAGTATCTAGTGTTTCTGAACTAGCTGCTAGTGTATTTTCTATTGGTCTATACCCAGTAACAAAAGTAGACTCTACTACCATCTCTCCACCATTAGTACCAATATCTTCTCGCAAAGTCATAGAAGTACAGTAACAACCAACCATTACTGATGAAATATTAGTAGCGCCTGAACCACCATTTTTAAATAATAACGTCACTGCATCTGTAGTACCAGTGTCGTGTTTCATTGTACCAGTGCTTGATGCTGGTGTCAATACAGCCGCACTAGAGCCTTCACTAAATAACGGCAAGCATGATTTTAATACTGCGGTAGGTGTTCCACGCATAGTTAAGGTTACTTCATACATCATAGTATCTGGACGATGATGACCTTGACTTTCTAGCTGTCCAAATATCCCACTTTTATTAGGCGCAACATCTAGTGTCGCACCAGCGTGCTGAACACTAAAATCTGTGACTTGTAAAAAATCCCATGTATCGCCAGCATCATGTGCTGAGCCTAAATTTACGTTACTACCTTTACTTCCGATAGCAACTGAAATATTAGATCTGGATTGAAAATTTGTTTCAGCCATTACTTACCTTCCTTTGATTCTTTTTTAACATCTATATTTTTAAGATGTTTTTCTAATGATTTTGGCACATTTGTTACTTCTACAGAACATCCAGCAACTAATAATTTGTGTTTATTTGAACTCCAATGTGCGCAGAAATTCTCACTATCTTTAAGTTTAAAATATGATTCTTTTGCTTTTACTCTCATGCTACAATCTCCAATGAACTCACATTAATAGTTAAGTTTGCACCTATTAATTCTTCTTCACGCGTATAATCAATATTAGTGACTTCAGCGTTAAAAAATTGATTTACACCACTTACACTATAATTCTTATTATTAAAAATTAATCGTTTCATACGCTCCGCAATTAAAGCCACTTGTTTAATATGATTTGTATCATAATTTCCACTTGTGCTAAGTTGATAGCTAATACTGACACTATAGTTTCGATATTGTCCATTTGCATTGACTTCTTCTAGCTCATCACTAATAGGTGTAATTAAAAAACTTTGATTTCCTTGATGTTCATCGTAATAAATCTGTATCTTAAATTCATTTGCAATCAAACTATGTAAATTATTTATGATTCTATCATAAAAGATATTTTCATAAGTAATTGCCACTATATATACCTAATTCGATGACACTTCATCGTACAAGCAATTAAATTGTAATGTAGAAAGCATCGCATTATCTACTCGATCAATACTAGTGGTTGCAATCCTACCATGATGCCAACTGTTAAGTTTATTCGTGTTATTAAAGATTAATCTTTTAACGCGCTCTACTGTGTTGGATATTTGTTGAATATTGTTTTTATGATAACGCCCACTTGATAAGACCTTATATTCTATATTAAATATATATTCTCTTACTTGACCAATGGTAAATGTTTCAGATAGACTATCTTCAACTAGTGTAATTAAAAAACTTTGGTTACCATAGTGTTTATCATAACGCACTGGAATGTTAAACTCAGTTCTTAATACTTGATTAAGGTTGTCCATAATACGGTCAAAAACAATATTTTCATAACCACCAGTATATGTTATTCCAGTCGTATTCCACGATGTATGCGTGTTATTCCAAGTTTGACTAGACTGTACTATCATCTATACAATTGTCCTGACTTCACACTACCAATGGGAATACTATCGCTTTGAAATGTAACACTCCATTCATCATTTAGTGTGTAAACGCCAGCTTGAAATCTGATTTGTGCGCCATACGCAAGTGCTTGATAATTCCCATTCATTATTTCTGCGTCTAACACTTTATGCATTCTAAGGCCATTATCATTCTTAGTGAAAACATCATACTTTACTGGACTAGTTGTGCCAGGTGTAAATGTTCCAGCCGTAGAAATCACTACACGAACTTCATCGTAATCTGTGCTAGGTGGTCCATGCATTTTAATATCTTCAATATAGCCAGTTGTGTTTGCATTTATAGAGACTTCAGCGATTACACCGCTTTCTGACCTATAACTGGTTTCGTTCCACATTACTAATTCTTTGCGCTTTAGTTTAGTAAGCATTCCATCTTCGCCTAATGCTAATTCTTCTATTTCTGCTGCGCGCTCTGGATCTTGACTTCTGATTAAATCAGCACACGTTAACAGTGCATTACATCGAATCACTACAAAATCATATGTGCGATTGCTTGCACCTTGATAGTTACTATTACTGCGCTTGTAAATAGGTCTATTTAAGTAACTGCGCATATAGTCTGCTTGTTCTTTACTGACGCGTGTTTTTAAATCTTCCCAGTCTTGCCCAGCTTCTATTACACTAGAGTTAAATGCACTCGTGCTAGAACTTTCTAAGTAGACATCTACGTAATCACTAGACTCATTGTATTTAAACTCGTTATCTGCGTTAGGTGTATCAGATACCTTAGAGAGTTCAACGCCATCCTTATATAAATTCTCAACATATCCACAGTTATGTAAACGATACATATTAGTAGATGGATTTGTCCAGGATGACATTAATACACGTTTACGGTCATATTTTTCTATATCACTTACAATAGCTTGTAAGTCTGTTGTTGTGTTGCAAAATGCTGTTAGATAACTCATGCGTATGCTACTCCATATTGACTAGGCAAGATCGTAATATCTGGTACTTGCGTAGTGATAATTAAGGCAATAATTAAACTAGTAATCATATCTGGATCGTTACTTGGATCGTCTAAATCTCTACACAGCGTTTGTAGCTCGCGCATCACTTCTATTAATCGATCCATTTTTTCAGCATCATCCATATTTATGTACTATTTCCATAAAGTGTTCTGGCGTTGCTTTGCCTTTATAAGTATTGTAATACTTTTTATAATACACTGACTGATCAGTTAAAGTTTGAGGTAATGGTTTAGGTACACGTCTATAATGCAATCTGCACATAACTATTTGCGCTGCTAGGTTAGTGGTAAGTATAAATTCCCATCTTTTTTCATTTGGACTTAAAAAGTGCGACCAATCTAGCTCACAAACATTAGCTACTTTTTTCATTAAAGATTCACGATACTTTAAATAATTATTTACTATATCTAAAGCTACCCACGGCTCACATTGAAATACACCTCGCGCTGGGCCTTTAATTTGTTTTAGATATACGTACTTACTTTCTACTAATCCAGTATTATACACTAATTCTAAGGCTTCAGGAGACACGTAATTATTACCCAACTTCGTAAGTACCTCTTTTATAATCACGCGCATTTGTCCTGGATCTATCATTTTTTCTTACGCATCTTCTTTTTTTTCTTTTTCTTAGGTCTACCTACCTTAGAACCATAAGTATTTTTTCCATACGGCATTACTTACTCCTTTTCTTTTTAATCTTTTTAATCTTACCGTTACTAGTGCGCGCAAACTTGTGAGTCTTAGTCTCACGAATCAGTGTACCACTATAACGCTTACCACCAAATGTCCAACTCACTTTTTTAGCCATATTACCATTTTACCTTATTTGACCAATAGGCTGCACTCATGCGACCTTTGGCAATGTTCTTAGCGTGTCTTTTTTTAAAACTTCTACGCCTTGCTCTTTGTGCTGCACTTCTAGGATTCTTCCCAGCACCACTAACTCCTTGTTGTCCAAATCGTATTAAACGTATTTTACTTCCAACTTTAGCCAATACTGCATGACTTTTAGTCTTATGACTTTTAGTGCGCTTTGGCTTATTATAACCAGAAAATCGTATGCCGCGATACGTGATCAATCTGCTTTGCCACCCATGACTTCTGCAACACTATCTGTACACGCATCTGCTATGCTTTTAAAAAACGCAACTTCTTCCGCTTCATTCATCTCTGGTAGATTAATGGCACTAGCTAACTTTTTAGCTAATGCAGTTTCAAACTTATCAGATTGTATCTTCTCCATAAGTTCTTTCATAAACATTGAGATTATTTTCTTTGCGAATTTCTTCATTTCTTTTCCTTGATATTTCTAATTAATAAAACAATACTTAATAACGCTACTATAATCTGTAAAAACTCATGCACTCCGCTAAAATTCAATGCGTAATTCCCAAAGCTGATCGCTGCGACTCGTACACTATCCATTTTTTTGTTCCACCATAAATAACACTCCTAAAAACATTATAAATACTAAAGCAAGCATTGTCATTTAATGTCTCCCATTAATTCTACTCAAAGAACCTTTGACCTCTGATATTTGATTATCAACCGAATTCACATCTTTTGTTAGTGCGTCAAACTTGCGATCTAACTTATCATCTGAAGTGTTCCATCTATTGATCAGTTTTATAATCATTCCTTCCATATTTTCTAATGTTTCACTTTGGCCTTTATTTTCTACTTTTAAACTTTCTAATGCTTGTTGTTGTGCTTCACTTTTTTTACTTAGAGACATCACTAAATAAACAAACATAACGCCAACAATTCCAATCATCCCAGCTTCTGAGTAAATTGCTAAAAAGTCCATTTATTTCTTTTTCCACGGATTTAATTTTTGATAAAATTTCAACTCTTCTTGCAGTGCGGCAATGGATTCAGCTTCTGCCAACTCGTGTTTAGTAAGTAAGTTGCGAATTTCTGCATTTGCTGATAATATTCCATTCTCAAGATTTTTAATTCTGGTTTCGATACGCCAATAACCGTATACAAGGCTACACACCAATACAGTAAGCTGTAATAACCATTTGAGGTTAATAGAGATAATAGCATTGTCATCAAGCACGTTAGCGCGATAAGACCTAGCAGTTTGAACATCATTCACTAACCAACTCTACATTTTCATACTGAGCATGATAAAAACACCAATTTTGACCAACTCTAATATCGTGATAATAATGCACCGTTGAATCTTGTATCACTTCATCAAACACTGATTCATTAGCACCATTAAAATCATATCCCATTACGGACCACCCAGAACAACTAGTAAGTAACATGCCCACAAAGACAAACTTTATGGGAATATTATATGATGTGGATTGATTACTATTTTTCTTTTTCTTCACTTAATGTATCTCTAAACATTGTTATTAAAGCACCTTTAGTGACCTCTAATTGCTCTCCAAGAAAACCATTAGAGTTTATTTTGTCATTAACATTTTTTAAATGCAGATAAATACCTTTTTGTTTTTCATCCATATCTTCAAAAAAATATCCTTTGTCATCTAATGTTAATTCTGGCTTTTTGTCTTTTGTTTTTGCCAAGATTGACTCCTGTGTTGTTTGTTATTTAAAGTTTTTTAAAGTCTGCTATACAAACTGCTATAGCATCACTTTGCTTTTTAGCATCTTCCATAGCTTTATCATACCTAGCTTTTTCTGCTTCTAATTGTTCTAAAGTCCATTCTTGAGTAGAGTCATCCATAGCTGCGCCAGTTTCAGCGTTATATCTTTTTTCTTTGTAGATGATATATTCTTTTTTTTCTTCTGGTTCAGCCTTTACAATCACTACATCAAATTCATCTTTTTTTTCTGCAACAGCTTCTTTAGTGACTTCTGATTTCTTTTCAAAGCCACCAAGTGACTTAGACTTTTTATCTGCATATTTTAAAAAATCCATATTATTCTCCGAACTTAGCTTTTGCTTTGGTTAATAACTGTGCCTTAGTATGTTCTTCTGTCCATGCAACTGAATTAACAGATAAATATTTTTGCAACTGTGCTTCTGTCCATTTATCACTAGGCTCACTAGTAGGATAACCATTTATTGACACAAAGTATGCTTCTTTGCAATCTGCATCAAATAAAGCATCTGCAATTTTTTTTACTTTAGCATCTTCATTAGTCCAATTTGAACTTGGATGCACTACATGGCGATGATAACTGGTTGAACCAATTTGTGAGCCACCATCCATTACCTTAGTTGCTGTTCTAACTTGAATCGAGTAGTCTCCTACTAATTCAACTTTGTCTACTTCTACTATTTTTTCTAAAGCCATAAAGACCTCCTTGTTTTTAATTCCATCTAATTATCCAATTAGAGTTGATAAGTTCCACTAAATCGAAAACTTGTAGTGGCTGATAAATGACTTTGTGTAATGTTTGTTGGGTTCGCGGCTGATGAATCAAAACCAACTAAACTAGCTGATGTACTACCTTGGTCAATTCTTCCTACTAAGTTGCTAAAACCAGTACTCATACCCCCATGATAAATCTTTAAAAGAGCATCATAAGTACCATTAGAAGTAAATGGTAAATCTTCAATTCTAGCTTGAGTAGTAATAGTTCCAAGTGTACTTAAAGTAATTTGACCTTGTAAGTGAACAATATTCCCTATTCGCACATAACTTCCATCTTGTGTTGAATAGGCTTGTCCAGACTCTCCACCAGTTCCACCAATTCTTGGTGTCCAAGTACCTTCTTCATATTCTGTGCCACTATCATAAGGTGTATTTTCTAAAGTTGCACCACTAACAGTACCATGTAAGTCATTACCAGATTTATCGCCCCATTTTAAAGCACCCGCAGTAGAGCCATCATATTCTGCTACTGCACCAGCTTTAGTTATTGTAAGTCCAGATATAACTACACCAGCATTAGTACTACCTTCATTATAAAATCTGATTACACAATTAGTAGTAACCGTAGATGTGAATACAAAAGAGTTTGCACCAGCGACAGTAGTATAAACCACGCTTCCAACTGTAGCATGAGCACCTCCACTAGATTGAAGTATAATTACATTTGGATAAGTTCCGCTAGTTATTGCCGCATTGTAATTTAAAACATAGCTTTTACCAGCAACCAAAGCAATTTCATCTACACTTTCAACATACCCATTCCCACTTGAATTAGTTGAAGTAAAACCAGAAGAAGATGCACCAGAAAAAGCTTCATTCCCAGAAGTATCTTGAAATGCACTTGATATTAAATTAGTCTGATTAGCACCTTTATACTTAAATGGTACACTTGCACCAGAATACATTTCTTTAACTTCTGTGGCTGTTAAATACTTATTCCAAACTTTTACATTTTGAATTGAGCCTTGCATACCTTCATTCCATCCACCATTAAGGTTTCTAGCACCAATCCAAGGAGGTTGGCTAGAAGTATAATCAGTCCATACATGGCTAGATGTGCTAGTAGTTCCTAAAGAGTTGCCATTTAGATAGATACCTATGGTATCAGAAGATTCATCAGCAACAGCAACTATATGATTCCATCCAGTATCTCCATCTCCAAACACAGCACTCGAAGTAAAAGTTGCACTATTTGAATCTATGGTAAATATAAATCTTAAAGTTCCATTTGTTAATAGAAGAAGTTGCACAGATTCAACCCCAGAAGTACCATCATATAAACCAAAAATAGTCTGTTTTGCTGATGGCTGACCATCTTCAAACCTTACTAACGCTGAAATACTAAAACTGTTTCTAAAAGTAGTTTGAAAAGTTTCAGTAGAAGCTATTTTATCATCTACACCATCAAACCGATAGTAAGGTGAACTCATGGTATTTGCTACATGGTTCGGTACATTTTGAGAGTGTACATAGGCTTGTGAATCTTGAGACATATAAACATCGGTTACACTAGCATTTCCTAGCGTTACTGAATTATCGCCTTGTGCAGTAGCACTAATGCCAATAACAGTTTGATTAGAGGCTGATGAACTGGTTAAATTTGCAGAAGTACCAATAGCAATATTGTCTGCACCAGTAGTTACTATTGTACCAGCTTCTGTTCCGATGCCTATATTCCTTATTCCAGTAGTTACATTATTTAAAGAAGCAGAGCCAATCGCAACACAAGAATCTGCGCTTGTATGGTCTTCTAAGGCAGTTGAACCTATAGCTACATTATTATATCCTCCAGTAGTAGTGCCAGTTCCCATAGC